GCCATCGTTGCTCCTTTAGGCCGGCGTGACCATCACGTCGTAGAGGCCGCCGCGGTGTTGCCACATCTGATCGGGATTGTTCGGATCGGGTTCGGTATACGCGATGCGTTCACTGCGGCGCGTGAGCGTGAGCACGTAGCCGGTCGGGGTCGGGAGCGCCCGCATGACGGTATCAATGCGCGCCGCGGCCTGGTTCGCGACCGCGACGGAGTTGTCTTTCACCAGCGCCTTAACCATGTAGGTGAATTCTTCAAATGCGGTGCCCTGAAATTGATCGACGTCGAGATGCGCCGGCAGCATCACGACGGCGCATTTCGTCTTGCTCTGCGGCGCGATCCCGAAGTAGACGCCGTCCGGCAGCAGGCCCATCAGCGCCGTATCGGCGTAGAGCGCGCTGATGACGGCCGTGTCGACCGCGGCGCTATCGGCCAAAACCAGACACCGTGAACCCGTGATTACGGACCAGGGCGACGAGCGCGGCTTCCATCTCGTGCCGTTCGCGTTGGGCAATGCCGACCAGGCCGCGGTTGTACTGCGTGATCATCCGGCCGCGGTTCCAACCTTTCTGGGTCGCGCGATTGACCGTGCCGAATTCCCACAAGTGCGCGTGCTGCGCGGTTGAGCGCACCGTGCCCGTGGCGAACCCGCGGCGATTGATGCGGAACCGTTTCTTGACGCCCCGTCGTAGCCCGCCCGGGTCGACGTCTGTGCCTTTGTAGCGCCGCCCGGCCGTACCGACCGGATAGCTGGCGATCAACGCCGCCGCGGCTTCGTTCATCGTGCGCTTGACTTCGTCGTTGGCTTGCTGCTCGATTTTGTCGGGCAGTTGCAGCAGCGCCGTCCGGAGCTCCGCGAGGCCGGTCACGCGCAGGCTCACAGCGCCTCCTCGCAGGCCAGCACGAGCTCGACGTGCCGCTCGTCCGGGTCACTGATGCCGGCGATCGAGAACGTCCGATCCGTCCCGTTGTCGTGAAAGACGACCGTACTGACGAGCGTCACGCCGGCGACGTACGGGATCGTGACGATGTGCGACGCGCTCGCGATGACGATGTTCGGCATCGCCCGCTCGAGCGCGCGCACGCTCGCCGGCACGATCTCGCCGTAGACGTCGCCGAGGCTGACGGGCGTTTCCGTCCAGCCGCCGCCGCCATCGGGCACCATCTCGCCGGGATTGGCGAGCGTCAAGAGATGGCGGCGCCGGCCGCTGGCGATCGCCATCAGCCGAGGGTCGGGTCGCGATGGCGCCCGAGCAGTTCACGGATCGCGGTCCAGACTTTTTCGTCGCGCTCGAGGTCTTCGCCGCGGTCCTCGTAGTAGTGGGTCAGGAGCAGCAGGATCGCGTGTTTGACCGCGCGCGGGACGGTCGCGTCGGTCCACGTCGCATCGCCCGCCAACGCCTCGTACGCCAGGATGGCCTCCTGTGCGGTGTCGAGTTTTTGCGAAATGTCGGCATCGTGCGTGGTGTCCAGGATGCGGAGATGCGCCTTGGCCTCAGGCAGCGTGACCAGCAGGCCGGCGACGGTGACGCGCGAATACTCGAGCGCCATCAGTCCTCCGCCAGCGCGCCGACGGCCGCGGCGACCTGTTCGTCGGTCGGGGACGGGGCCGCGGGCGCCGGGGCCGGTTTCGCGAACGGGTCCGCGGCGTCGCGCTCGGCCAGCGCGGCCGCCGAGAACATTTGCTGCTGCAAGTAACAGGCGTCGCCGCCCTTCACCGGGCCGAGCCCAAAGTATTTGAACCGCGCCTCGTTGATCGTCATGGCACCGGCGCCGATGGCCGCCGCGGCCGCGCTCGTCTTCGTTGCCGTGTCCATCCAGATCAGCGCGTCGATATCGAATTCCACGCCGTACGGCGCCGGCAGTTCGCAGCCCTCATCCCACGCGGTCTCAATTGAGCACATGTGGACTTGTAGGCATTGCGATAGGTATTGCATCTGCGTCGCTTCGCTGTTGGCGTACGGCGGTTGCTTGCTCGAGTCGACGTAGGAGACGGGGACGCCGAAACAGCCGGCGATCGTCGCCACCGTGCCGTCGCGCTGTTCGGTCAGTTGCGAATCGACCGCGCTCGTGCCGATGTCCTGATACTTCATCCCGTAGCCGACGATCGCGGTTTTGCCCGGCCCGAGGCTGTGCCACGTCGCGCTGAGGCGTTCGGCGGTCTTCGGATCGATCTCGGTCGGCGCGACCAGCAGCCCGCTGGGCCGGCCGCCTTTCGAGAAAAACTCGGTACTCTGCGCTTGGATCGTGTTCGCCTCGAGCGCCGCCCCACCGCAGGCGTAGAGCGGCGACAGGCCCACGAGCGGATGAAAGGCGCAGTTCCACCGATCGTGAATCACCTCGCGCGCCGGGACGCCGATGTCGCCCTCGGGCAGGCCGGCCAGGTCGTGCGCGTGGAGTTGGTAGTACACGCTCCCGTCCGGCGCCACGAGCGGCGTCACGCGCGTCGGGTCGAGCACGTACAGCGCCGTCACGACGCCGCGGTCGTCGCGATCTTTCAGCACGTAGGTGTTGCCATAGAGCAGCTTCGAGATCATCCACTGCTCGAGGAAGAGGCCGATCGTCTGGTAGCGGTTCGGTTTGCGCAGCACGGGCGAGAAGGCCGCGCTCGAGGTTTCCTTCCAGATCCCGTTCGCGTCGAGCGCGACGAGCCGGAGCGGGGTTTTCCGGATGTCGCCGCTGATCAGCGAGACGCAGCGAAACACCGTCGGATTCGACAGCGCCGTGTCGACGCGGATCTCCTGATTCGCCTGCCAGCCGCCGGGATACGGTTCGCGGACGGTGATCGGCCACCACGCCGAACTGCCGACGGGCCGCGCCATCGACAGCGCCGATTGCAGGCTCGAGCGGAGCGCGCTCAGGACGCCCATGCAGGCTCAGGCGGGCCCGGCGGCCCAGACCGTGGCGGTCCAATGCGCGTGACTGGTATCGCCGAGCACGACGTGCTGGCCCGTCGTCCAGGCCGTGGCCGGCGTGGCGGTGACGCCGGCCGTCGCGGCGAGAGTGGCCGGGGGACTGGACCCGGCCGGCGTCCAGGTGCCCGGCGTCCCGGCCGTCGCGCCGGTCGCCGGATCCTCCGGCGGCGGCGGCGTCCAGCCCGCGATCGACACGAACCCGATCCCGCGCAACGTCTCCGCGAGACGCCGGTCGGTTACGCCGTACGTCTCGCCTTCGGCGTGTTCGTTGCCGTTTTCGGTGTGATAGGTTCGGGCGACGACGTCGATCGATTCCCCGGCCATGATGGATCCTTCTGCGCCAGACGTTCGGCGTACCCGGCGACCTCGAGCGATTCGACGTATTCGTCGTCGACGGTGATCGTGTCGCCGGGACGCGCATACAGGCCGTCCCAGTAGCCGACACGCAAGACGATCATCGGGATCGCCATGGGTTAGGCGGCGGCGTAGGTCGCCACGGTGTACTGCACGACGCCCGCGCGCGCCTTCTTCCAGTTGATGAACCGCTCCGCACGCAGGCCGACGAGGTTGTTTTGCCACAGCGAGGTCATCAACGACGTCGCAACCGGCGGGTTGTCGAGCACCGTGTCCATCTGCAGCGACGCCTCGCGGCTGACGTCGATCGTCACGCCGCCATCATCGGCATACATGATCTGATTCGGCTGGATGAGCGCGACCGTCGTGCCCGCGACCTGGGACGGGATCGCCTTGTAGCCCATGATCGTGCCGCCGTCCTGGGACATCCCAGGAAACAGCGGCTGCCCGAGCGCGTTGAGCGCGTTGGTGAACGCGAGCGCGTTGGTCTCGGATAGGACGATGATGGCCCCCGAGGTCGAGATGCCCGCCGTGGTCATCGCCAACGCGAGCGCGCCGATGTCGGTGCGCGCGTTGGCGGGCGACGTGCCCGCGGTCGTGATCGGCGTGACGCCGTTCGTCACCGAACCCGGCGCGATGCCCGCGACCGCGGCCACGGCCGGATCGATGAACTGCTGGTCAAGGTAGGCCGCGATGCCGGTGACCATGTCGCGCCGGATCACCTCCTCAGCGTCGGGCGACGAATTCCGCGCAAGCTCCTCGGTGATCACGATGATGCCGGCGCACTTGGTGATCCCGAGCGTGACGGTCGCGAACGCCAGCTTGCCGACCGGCTTGGGCGCGCCCTGGCCGACCCACTGATACGTCCCGCCGCCAGTCTGTGCGGCGACCGAGACGTTGAACGGCACTTTCATAAAGCCGGGCACTTTGCCGAGGATCGTCGCCGGTCGGAGATAGGCGAGAAATTCATCGGTCAGCGGTTTGATCGGTGAGAGCGGGCCGGCCCACGTCGCATCGGTCGTGGTGCCGGCGGCGACGGCCGACTTGAGCACGAGCTCCACCTCCGGGGTCGAATCGTGCCAGCGTTTCGCGTACTCGACCGCCTGCAACGTCGAGCCCTTGCCGACCGCGAGCGCCTGGCAGTACCGGATGAACCCCGTGCCCGGCGCGACGTTCGCCTTGACCGAAATTTGCGGGAGCGTCGTCGTGCGCGCCAGCGTGACGGTCTGGACCGGCGTCGCCGTGTGGATCTGCAATTGCTCGAGGTCGCGCCAGCGGCACAGATCCGCGTCGATACTCTTGACCTGCAATTCGAGCGTGTCGTACTCGGTCGCGCGCTCGGTATCGAGCGTCGTCTCGTCGTCGGCCGCGGTCGCCATGATGTCGGTCAGCCGGGCGGCCAGCGCCGCGCGCTTGTTCTCGAGCGCCTGGATGTGTTCCGCCGTCGTTTGCTTGGCCATCGGTTGCTGCTCCTTGCGCGGCGGCTTCGCCAGCGACTTGACCGTGAGGATGGACGCGTCGCGATTGGCCGGCACCGTGACCAGGCTCAACTCGCAGATTTCGCTCTTGCAGATCTTCAGCACGCCGCCCGCGAGGTATTCGAGGCCATCGGCCAGCGGCCGAAACCCGATCGACACGGCTTTGAGCAGGCCGGACTTGATGTGCTGTTTGGCCTTGAGGATGTACGGCTCGTCGAGGTCGGCCAGCGTCGCCTCGAAATGCAGCGCCGTCCCGTGCTTGGTCAGGATGGCCGTGCCGATCGGCCGCTCCTGGTCGTGGTGCAGCAACAGCGGGATCGACGCGGCGAAGGTCGCGCCGTCGACGTCGAAAATGCTGTTTTGCCGGTCGAGCGTCGGCGTCGCGGCGATGCCGGTCAGCGTGCGGCACGCGGCGTCCGTCTTGACCTCGAGGGTCACCGTCGCGTGGATCAGGTCAGCCATTGGAGAAACTCAATTCCAGTTTCAACTGGACGCCGTTCGCGACCGGCGTAAACAGCGACGCATACGTGTCTTCGTTCGCGATGCGAGCCGCCTCCTCGTCATCAAGCCAGGCACTTGGGTCTTTGGCGTTCTTTTTTTTGCCAGAAAAAGTCGAACGTGGCGCCACACTTCGCCGCGGTCGCCCGTGCACGCCGTTCGACGATGGCGCGGGGCCGGTCTTCGTTCTTTTTCTGATTACGGGTTTTTTGTTCGCAAGCGCGGCAGTATCGGCTGAACTTGATAGTAGGAACGGATCCTTTCCTACATTCCCAATGGTCGAACCTGGCGTAATGCAACCACTGCTCACACGTCGGGCAAAGCCGCTGGTCGCCGCGTGTCGGTATCTTGGGCCTGGCCACGTTGAGGCTACTACGGGTAGCACCCAATGGCCGGGGTGTCGATTTTAAAATGAAAAATTCGGGGTCAGTCGCGCCGCGCCAGCAGGCGCCGCAGCCAATCCGACAGCGTCAGCCGGCGCGTTTTGGCCTCAATGCGGAGCTCCTCGAGCCGCTTCGACGACAGCGAGAGTTGCACCGCTTCGGACGGTCCCTGACCATCGACGGACGGTCGGCCGACGCGGCGTTTCGGTTCGTGCTTCATCCCGGCCTCCCTTAGCCCACCACTTGCAGGTCGTAGCTCGGCGCCCGCACGCGCGCGTTGCGGTCCATCAGGTCGACCGCCATGATCAGCGCCACGACCCCGTCAATCCGTTCCGTCGATTTCACTTTCGACGGTTTCAGGTTCCCGGCCGGGTCGCTCTCGACCGCCACATTCGACACGCACCAGCGCAACACGGGATGGCCGTCGTGCCGCAGCTGCCCGGCCAGGATCATTTTCTCGAGCGACTTGGTCGGCGCCGACAGCCCCGCGAACGTCTGCCGCACCGGCACGCACACGAACCCGTCCTGCTCGAGCCGCTTCTGCAGGTCCGTCGCGTTCCAGGGATCGAACCCGAGCATCTCGACGCGAAATTCCGTCGCCCACGCCTGCAACGTCGCGCGCACGACGTCGTAATCGACCGTCGGATGCGCCGTCGTCGCGGTCAACACGCCCTGGCGGGCCCACTCGTCGTACGGGACGCGATCGCGCTTCCCGCGCTCGCGCATCCGGTCATGCGGGACGAAGAACTGCGGCAGCACGGTACAACCGCCGCCTTCCTCCGGAAACACCGCGACGATCGCCGTCAGGTCGGTGGTCGAGCTCAGGTCCATCCCGACGAAACAGCGCCGGCCGCGCAACGCCGCCCGGTCGACCGGCGTCTGACAGGCATCCCACGCCGCCATCGTGATCCACCGGCTCGCCTGTTCGGTCCACTGGTTGAGATACAACCGCCGAAAGATGTTCTCCTGCGCCGGGATCTCCTGCGCGCGGGCCGCCAGCGTCTCGAGTTCCTCGAGGCTCCGGAAATCCCCGAGCGCGGGATTCGCTTTTTTCCAGACGCGGCGGCTCGTCCAGTCCGCATCCGCCGGCGCCTCGTACAGAATCGGCAGAAACGACGGATCGAGCGCCGGATACTCCTGCACTTTTTTCGCGTGCGCGTACAGTTCCCATAGAATCGAATGCCGGTCGAATCCCGCCGTCGAAATCACCAGCATCAGCGGTTGCCGGCGCCCGCCGGTCGACGTCGACAGCACGTCGTACAAATCGCGGTTCGGCGCCGCGTGGAGCTCGTCGTAAATCACCAGCGACGCATTGAACCCGTGCTTGCTATACGCCTCGGCCGAAATCGCGCGATAGATACTCCCGCTCGGCCGATGTTCGATCCGCTTCTGCGAGTCGACGATGTAACACTCCGCGTCCAGCACGGGATCGTTGCGGATCATCTGCGCCGACACGCCGAACACGCGCGCCGCCTGGTCTTTGTCCGCCGCGGCCGAATACACCTCGGCGCCGGTTTCGCCGTCCGCGAGCAGCCCATACAGCGCGATCGCGGACGCGAGCTCGGACTTGCCATTCTTGCGCGGCAGCATCAGTAAACACGTGCGGTACTGCCGCAGCCCGTCGGGGCGTTTCTTGAACAGCTTTTTTAGAATGCGCACTTGCCAGGGGCGCAGCTTGAACGTCTGCGGCGCGAACGGGCCTTTCGTATGGGTCAGGCTGTTGATGAACGCGATCGGGTCACGCGGGGCCGCGGCCGCCTGGGTCGGGCCGTCGTGCTTCGTCGGTGCGTTGCGGTTCCAGCCGCCTCGCCGCTCCGGTCGTTTGACGATGGCTACCGGGTCAGCCATAGGTCACGTTACTAAAGGCTGCGCGACGCGCCGGGGTGCCTTCT